CATGCGTAAGTGTGGTTGCCCTGACACCATTTCCTTTATCTGTTTAAGTCTCGACAACGCTCAAGCTGTTATAAACAAGCCAGTTGAACAGTATATTGAACATAATTCAAATACATCAATGAAGTTGTCGTTGCCAAAAACATTCCCTTCGGATGTTTTGCGCGGGCTCGATAGTTCTTTCTTTGATAGCATGTTGTTGACTGAGGTTGATAATGTGTTTTCTGGAAGTGAGTCTGAAGATGATCTTCCTAATCAGTCAGTGATTGAAGAGGAAAAACAAGACATCGAGGAGCTCAGAACTATTGAACCTATAGAGATTAAGAATAAAACTGTGGAGTTTAATTCTGATGAGGAGTCCAAAGCTAAGGCTACTAAAGAGGATAAGAATGCTATGTCTTCTGGAAACTGGATCTCTGATTCTATCTCTGAATTTCTGTTCGAAAAAGTTATCAAAGGTGTTAAAGAATTCATTAAGAGTCGCCAAGAGAAGATTTCAACTTTCTTTGGTGATAATTTGGGTTTGGGCATCCTTGGTCAACTTATTCCAGCTTACTGTCTAGAAGTGCTTGATTTTGCAAAGAAAAATCCAAGTAAGATTGGAGCTGGAGTTGGTACTGCTATCGTTCTCATTCAGTTACCAAAGTTGTATAAACATGCCTATAAATTCTACAAACATGATTCTAAGGAGCTTTCCTCCTTACAAACTGTGTTTCCTGTGGAAGGTATAATTGGTATTGTTGGAAATAATGCTGTTATGGCAATTATTGCAGCTTTGGGCCTTAGAAATTTATGGAAACATGCCATTAAAGAGGAGGCTAAAAACGATGAGAAAGATAGTGATGACTTCTTTTCTCTTCTCACAGGTGTCGTTAAAGGCACAACATCTTTTGTTGCTGTTATTGGTGCACTCATGACTGCTATTAATGTGGCAGCATTTGCAATGGCTAATAAACCATCAAAACGATTCACTGCTGGGAATGATGAAGGTATTAAAAAGATTGTCATTGAACCATATAGACCCTCTTTAGTTACTCATGGAGAGTCTGTTGAACAGGAAGATGACCACAAAACGTATTGTACCATCTGTAAGACTGGTGTGGTTGATTACCCTGAAAAAGGGCACAAACAATGCGTGTCTTGCTTCTCTAAGAAGAAGAAGGCGAAAAAGAGCAAAAAAGGGAAACAAGATGTACCTATCGAAAATCATGGTCCTAAAGACAAGCAACTTGTCGGTAAGGTTAACAAACGAAAAGGTAACATCTATGAAGGTGTTGAAGAGATGCTTGGCAAGAAAAAAGGCTCTGGTGGAAATAAAAAATCAGGGTCTGCTGGGAAAGCTGAAGCAATTAACTTTAGAGCTGAGGAGGATTGGAATAATCTCGACTATGATGTGGTCGTGTTCAATTCTTATCAGAAACGCTCTAAGCAAATGAAAGATCAACTTCGCAACTTCAAAAAAACAAAATCCTCCCCCATCTCATTGGAACAGCACTGCAAGATCCCTACAGTATCACTAGCTAAAAGCGTGGTGCATGTTGGCTCATCAACTGAAAAGTTGGGTCTAGCCTTTATGGTTAAACCTAATGTTGTGATGTTTCCTAAACATTACAATGGAGTTACACATTTGTACTATAAACCTAGTAATAAATCTGTAGAGGTTAAGATGGAGATTACAGAAATGAAATCTTTGAAGGAGGAAAAGCACCATGATGGAGTTGTGGTTGGTTTAATTAAACAATCCATTTCATCTGTGCCACTTCCCTTGGGAGTTCCAGCTTCTGAATTCCCAGCCATAGTGCAAGGTCCATCCTTTTCTCAGACAACATCAAGCGTTTATGATAATGACATTGGTCTTATCACTTATGTTCTTGATTCTAATCCTGGGGATTGTGGACAACCAGTTGTTAATGCCGAAACAGGCAAAATAGTTGGTATGCACATTGGTGTTAGCTCACAAAACAAACAAGCCAAGGTAGCTTATGCCTTGGGATTTTCCGCCAATTTGTTAAGGAAAATCACAGACCTTGTTAAGGGTCTGGATTTCTAATAGCTCATCCACTATATCCATCCATCTCAGTTATGAAAGGTACTCCATACAGACACTTTAATAAGTTGACGTATATTGGGAAATTAATGCAGAAAAAGCTACGTGCTTTTTCTCAATATTATCCTGATTTGGAGTACTTGACACCGGATGTGACACACCATTCTCAAATTGGTGATCGTTACACTCTGGCAAAACTGGGATGTGTGGATGAGTTATATGATAGGTTGGCTAAGTATGATATTGATGATACCCCACTAAACTGGGCGTGCGCGAATCATGCTATCGATTATTTTATGAATCAAATTCCAAATTGTGGTGTAATACCATTTGATGAGGCATTTGACGCTATGGATAAATCGAAGTCAATCGGTTTTGGAGCTGCTAAGGAAAAAATCTTTTCTAGAGATGATCCTAACATGCGGGTTTATATGAAAGAGTATTTAAAACTTACTCTTGACCGAACTCATAATGTTATTATCAATGCATCTCAAAAAGATGAAGTACGAGTAGCTGACAAAACAGCCAGACTTTTTACCTCTTATCCACCAGAACATACATTAATGGCAACAATTGTCCTTGGAGATTTTCTCCGACAATTTGTCAACAATCGTTTCTGTGTGAATGGTTCTGTATCAACTGTTGGGGACTCTATCCAAGCGGGTGCTGGTAGAGTTTATTTTACAGAATTATCTAAGAGGCCCTTCTTATATTGTACGGATACTAAAGCTCAGGATTCCTCAGTGAATCCTAAATTCATAGAAGCTGTGTATTCCGCTATCAACAAGAAGTACCAATACACTCATGATGAACAGAAATGGTTTAATGCGGTCAAGCATAACTCTATTAATAAGATGATAAATGTTAATGGTCACCTCTATTTAGTCCCTCGAGGACTTGGTTCTGGAGATTATTTGACTATAATTATCAATATTATGTGGAGATTATTTATGTTTTTAGACTCATATAACCATCCGCTTGAGAGAGTGTTTTTAGACAACACTATTATCATTTGCGGCGATGACTTTGCATGCTCTAGTGAGTATGATGATCTAGATATGGATTCTAGATATGCGGTCATTGAATGGGAAAAACGCCCACTGTCATGGGAGGAGATGGACTTTTGTTCTATAAGGTTCACTCCTGATGTTCATCATGATCCTGTTAAAGTGCGCTCTGTCCTTGATTTACGTAAAAAACGTGTACACCAACTCAGTCCATCTTTAGAGATGCAGAGGTTGGGAGGTTTGTTGCGTGTTCACGCGGACAGGGAAACATATAATCTTATTCTAAGTCGTATGAAAAAGTTGCTGGATAGAGTGCCAGAACTTAAATCTGACTTTGATAATATGTATGTTTCTTATTCTAAGGTTGCTCGAAGTTATAATGACTTCATTGAGTTTCATGGGGTGCTTAAATCCTGCGGGAGCCCGTATAAAATGTCTAAGACATTTTCAAAACAAAAACAACCTGTCAAACAGAATAATAACAACAGCGCGCAGAAAAAGAAGGTGAAAGTTAAGAGGCGTAACAAGGGCTTCGAAGGGTCTGGCACTCGTCAAACCCCTTTCTCTTCTAAGACAGGAAACCAAAATTCAGGTAACAAAAAGATGGAAAGGAAACGCATAGTCTTTAATGAAACTCTTGGAGCTGTAACATCTTCAATTGATTTTCAAACTAAGACCTACTCTTGGAATCCAGGAGTAGCTGCTACGTTTCCGTGGTTGTCTAAGGAAGCAGCACAATGGGAAAAATATGTTTTTATGCAATCTAAGATTGTGTACATACCCCAGGTTACTGAATTCAGTCCTAATGGAGTGGGTTCATTGGTGATGTCTTTCGATTCCAACGCAAGTGATGGTCCTCCTAATGGGCTTCTTCAAGCATTGGATACTCAACCACGTTCTTATGATCTGCCTTGTAAGCAAATCATTTTGAATATTCCGCCAAAAATTATGAACACGCATACTGATGGTTTCTACATCAGGCGTGGGAATAACCCGCCAAACACAGATATAAAAACCTATGATTGCGGGAATCTTTTTGTTAGTACTGTCGGGCAAGCTAGTTTGGGTGGTGTTCTCGGAATTTTATCCGTTCAATATACAGTTGATTTTATGATCCCTGTACTTGAAAATGATGAGATCCCAACTCCTAACACACGTATGTCTTCATACCAATGCCCCTTGACATTGGTGGACTACGGCACTGCTTACCCTGTTCCATCAGTTGTTGTCACCAACGGTCTGAATTTAGACTGGGTTGGTGGTTACTTGACTCCTGCCGCTGGGAATTATCTTATGTTCTACAGTGTTGCTGTCTCTTCTGGGAATGAAACAGACGAGGGTCTTACTGACCTTCAATGTTACGTTCATATAAATGATGTTGCTTACCAATTAGAAGGGCAAGTCATTTATAAGGCAGACAACACAGAACCAAATTATAATTCTCCGGGGTGGTTGTCAGGTAGTTCACACATTTCTCTCGTGACTGATGGAACTAAAAAGATTTCTTTTGTGGTGTATGTTGAGAAAGATGTTGAGCAAATTGGTACTCAATTTGGTTATACTCTACAGGCGACTCTCATATATATTTAACGTTGATGTTTGTTTTCCCTGTTACAGGTTTATTTCACATCAAATTTTAAATCACTTAAAA